CCAATTTCCATAAACTTTTCTTTTAGTTGATCCGCTTCACTTTTTACATTTACAAGAGCATCTGCAAATTTATTAGAACCTAAACTTGCATTATTAATTAAAAAGTTAGTTTGACCTAAAGAAGAATTAAATAAATCATTCACAGTTACTTGCGATTCTATTGCTGTCACAGTTTCTTTTGTTTTGTTTTTAATTTTTTCAGAGGTATCTTCTGCATCTTTAGCAGTTTTATTTATGTCTTTTCGTGCATCGAGTTGTTTTTTTAAAATTCTTATTTGTTGAAACGGATTTGTAATATCAATGAATTTTTTTATAAGATCAATATTTTCTGCTAATTCATTAATTGTTTTAACTGTTGTAATACTAAGATCTAAAACATCTTTTATTTCATCTTCTAATTCTGTCCCAATAGTTCTTGCTAAAGTGTCGATTGTATCTTGTAAAGTTGATAATTTTCCATTTAATGTGTCAGCTTGTGCAGTTGCGCCACCAGCAAAAATACCGCCTTGACTTGTCAAATTAATTAAAGCTTGATTCACTAAATCAGCCCCGATTTTTCCTTTTCGCATTGCAGATTCAAATTCATCACCTTGCAGTTTTGTGATTTTTTTAAGTTCATCAGTTATATTGACTCCTCTTTCTAATAATTGTAGATTTTCTTCCTGTTGTAGTTTTCCCTTTGCTCTTATCTGACCAAAAGCTGTTGCAATACCTGTAAGGTCAGCACCAGTTGCACCAGCAACATCTGCGAGCCTTTTTGTTGTGTCAACTAATTCTTCAGTCTCAAAACCAAAAGCTTTTAGTCGTTTTGTTTGCTCTATTAATTCACTACTTGTAAAAGGTGTAACAGCACCAAAATCTTGTAGTTCTTTTATTATTTTGTTTGTTTTTTCAGCAGACCCAGTTAACTGTTCTAAGCTTTTTCTTTGTGTTTCTAATTCTGCTGTCTTTACAAAAACAAATCTTGCAGCACCAAGAACTGATACCGCAGCTAATAATGGAGCGAATGCTTTTGATAAAGTTGAAACTCCAGCACTTGCTGATTTTGCTGCTCTCCCTGTGTTTCTAAGTGATCTATTACTCTTGTCTAATCTGCCTTTTAATTTATCTGTACTTCTGCTTAAAGCTTGTGTTTGTTGATTAACTCTCTTTAATGGAGAGATTGCATTTTGAGCATCAACTATTAACTTAACTGTCGATTGTGCCACAAATACAAATAACCTTTATTATATTCTACCTTGATTTTGCCTTTTGACGATTCATTTCTTGTTTTTCTCTGTCATTTTTAATTTCATAATATGCAGCCCAATGTATTAATTCCTCTTCCGTCATTGATTTTCTTAATTCTTGCACTGATTTTCCAAGTTCTGTTGCGAGAAAAAACTCAAAGTTTAACCAGTTATCTCGCTTTATTCGTTTTTTGCTGTATTTATATCAACTTGAATATCCATCATAAATAACTCAAGGTCATTTAAAACACTTTCTGGTAAAAATCTTTGTAAGTTTTCAGCATCAGCAGAAGCAAACGCTTTTGTACCATCTTCATTCTCTGCAAGTTGGCAAAGTAGTCTTGTTGATATTGTTAAAGCGTCATCTGTTCCAGCAGCAGCTTGGGCTTGCTTTCTATCAAATCTGGTAAGTGGTGGAAAAAATATTTCTTTTAATATTTCGCCATTAGGATTTTTTAGTTCATATTTTCTTCTTGCAGTCATCACATCACTAAAAGCTTCAGTAATGAGGTCTACGTTTCTTTTTGTTGCCATATTAAATTGGGGTTAGTTATTTAAAATGTACTATATAGCTGAAGTTATCGCACCATTTGTTATAAATGAAATATTAACTACTTGAATTTCACCAAGCGTTGCACCATATTCAGCACCTGTAATTATTCCAGCGAATCCTATTTTTTTAGAGGCTGTTCCGCTATCTGGGAATAATTCAAATAATGCGTCACCAGCATCACCTGTTGTGAATACATCATCAATAAAAGCTTGATAATCTGAGTTGCCACTAGCATCATACAAAAGTTCTGCTGAACCTTCACCACTAATTAAACCACCGATAAAAGTCTTTGAAGTTGCTCCCATTGCGGTAGTTTCTTGTGTATCTTTAGTAACAGATAAAGACCAAGATCTAAGTTCACCAATGTCAGCTTCTGTACCGCCAGCGTTTTCAAACATTAGTTTGCCTACATCACCTTTTACAGCCATAACAAAAAAAAGAACTATTAAGTAATATATTAACCTTTTTCAGACTTTTTTACATCTTTTTGTTTTGTCTTTTGATTTTCCATATATCTTTTGCAGCGACCATCCCAATAATTTGGATCTCTTCTACCCTTTACAGCTTCGATTGCGTCCAGCATTTCTTCTGTAATTTCAAGTTTTGGCATAATTAAAGATCCTCAAATATTTCAAATGTTACTCTAATTTGTGTTTGAAACTTTCCTTCTGGACTTGAGGTTAGTATCTCAGGGCCAATTGGTGAATCAAAAATAACACTTGAAACTGTAATATTATTGTAAAGGTCACGCAGCCGTTTGCCAATTACAAAATTTGCACCAGAACCAATCCCTTCTTCTGTAAAAATATTTAAAAGAATCAGACCAACAACACTATTTGTAGAGTTAGCAGATCCACCCATTGTTAAGTAACTGCCAGATCCAAAACTTGTAACGCATTGAACAAAGGTATCTTCTGAAGTGCTGTCAAATGCCATGTTGTTAAACACAACAGGGATTGCAGGGCTTGATGCTAATTCTGTGGCTAGTCTTGCCTCAATAGTGGATCTAACAGTATTTAAATCTATTGCAGCCATTATGCCTTCCTAAATTCATCAATAATAAAACGTTCCAGTTGTTTTGCAACAAGCTCTGGATAACCTTTTATAGTTTGCTGTCTTGTTCTGTATTGACCACCCCAACTTGGAGGTAAGTTTGTTCCGTAAGCTACTGGTTCTGCATATTCAATATTTGTAGAAACAACTCCAACAAATGGTTCTATATCACTTTTCCAAGAATTTCTTAAAGTTCCACCAACTCCTGTTTCACCTTCTCTTGGTTCAAATACAGGCGTAAATTGTTTAATATCAGCCTCCGCTTTGAAAGTTGCTTTACGAACAGTCTTTTGAACCTTCTCACCAAAATGATTTCCGATATCAGTTAAATTTATTTCTCTAGCCATAATTACCTCAAGATAAGATCAAAGCTAACAGGTGTATTATTTTGTTCATTTGTTAAAACTTGAATAATTTTAAATTCAACACTACTAATAACAACTCTATCTTTTGTAGTGGGTACAAATGTAAGATCCCCTGCTGATATTGTTAACCTTTTATCTTGTGACTCAATCAAATCATTAACTTCATTACGAGCAACATTACTTACAGCACCTTTAATAGTTGTATCAGATGTACTTTCAGTAATTGCTCCTGTTGTTGTGTTATAACTTCCAGCCGTTACTTGCCTAATAGTCACATCACCACCAAGCTTCTTTAAAGAAGCACTGGCAGCTTTTTTTAGTGCATTAGCAAGACTCATAATCTATAAGCTATGACTTGACCACTTGCAAGCGTAATACTTGTGATAACTCCGCATACTTCAGAAGATGCTTTCATTGTGATGCCGTTAATAGTCGCAGATCCATTCTCTGTAACATTCTCAGCAACAAAAGTTGCCTCTGCGTCTGTCAAACAATGAACCTTACCAAATCTGCCTGTATGGGCATTTGTATCAGTAATAATAATTGCTGCTGGATAATCGTAGCCGTATCTCATTTTTAAGACCTCTTGATTGATAAGTTTGCTCTTCCACCTATTCTAATACCCATCAAGTAATGATCAACTATTGGCGGAATACGATCAATACCAGTAGCTCCATAAAATCTAGGAGTTACGTTTATATTACCAACACTAACAGCAGCAAAATCTTCTAAGCCGCTAAGTTCTAATCCGTTTCTATTGTTGTTTAGATATACAGCCAAAATAACCTGTGCATGTTTTACCCGATCTGGTATTTCAGTATCGGTGTAATAGTCAGCAACTAATCTGTTAGGAAAAGATAACCCATACAAGTTAGTGTATGTGTCAGGTTTTCTGACTCCTGATCTAGGCCATTCTAAAGCTTGAGTATCAGCTACCCTAGCTCCTAAAAACTTTTCTCTGTCAATCCTCTGGGCTGCGGTAAATAAAGCACGATTTTTATTGTCAGTACTAGAGCCGTCCCAAGCTGCGGTATCATCACTGAGAATCAGCCCCTCAATAAAAGAGTTTGCATCAGAAAGACCTATATAAGTGTTTGCGTTAGCACCGCCAACAGTTGCGTCAAGGGTTATTGCCATTTACTTTTACCTTTTGAGGCTTACGTTTTGGTTTTGGCTTTTTAAGAGTGGGAGTCAATGAAGCCACATTTTCAGCAGCTTCATTTTTCTCTCTCATACGCCTAAATGCGTACATTCCCATTAGCTAGATGCACCCTTAAGTGCAACAAAGTTAATGACAATCGCTTCACTTAGTGAACCGCCAGATACGTTAGAAACTGTGATCTTGAATGAACCAGCAGCAATGCTGTTTGCACTCACGATGTAAGCCCCTGCTGTACCAGCAGAACCATGACAAGCAACGACAACATCAGTTGCAGCAACTTTTGTATTGGTAACTGTGAAAGATACCTCTGCCGCATCAGCTAATGCAGCATTATTCATGGTGATCTGACCTGACTCTGTACTTAGAGTTACGGCAGTTCCCTTATTGGTGGCCTGAGTTACAGTGCCTCCGTCTGTTGGTCCAGCTAAAGATCCAGCAGTGATTTCAAATAATGATGGCATGATTAATCCTGATTAGATGCTGTAGTTGCACGAACAATACCGATGTTCTTTGTCTCGTAAACTTTCGACCAAGAGGCTACTGTCTCTAAAACTGTACGAGTTGGGTTTACTGTTGTTACAGCATACTTAAGACCCACTGGGTGATAGATGTAGTGAAGATCCACTGCCATTGCTTCTTCTAAAGCTAAAATGTCTCTATCAGTTTGTGTTCTTATTGGTGCTTGCTCACCAGTAACAACTGCTCCTTGTGTAAAGAAGAAAGTTGAATACTCTGTAGAAGATCCACTGTTTGCAGTAGGAACATCATCAGAAACAATTATTCTTAGACCGCCAAAACTTTCAACAGTATTAGGGCCATCAAATGCTCTTGTTGTGCTACCAGAAGCTGCTGCTGTATCAGCATCACCATTGTTGTCGTAAACACGATCAATCATGTTACGCTCTAACAAATCTCCATACACGTTTGAGTGCATTGCGATTGCTGTTAGTTTTGAACCTTGATCTCCAAGTAATGATTTTGCCCTTGCAATATGACGAGGACTTAAAACTGTAGGAGTATCACCTGATTCTGAATCTATACAAAGATCAAACAAAGCTGAGTTGCTATCGTTTGCAGTCATAGAACCAAATGCACCAGTTAAGCAAGAATATAGATCCTTCTGTTTCTGGTTGTTCACATAAGCAGCCATTTTCTGAGCAATAGCAGCCATCGGATCAAGAGAACCGCCAACAGCTAAAGATGCTAAGTCTCTGCTACTGAAAGCACGACCTCTATGTAAAACAGCAGCAATTTGATTATCTGCTGTAATCTTTGATGGAGTTAATGAAGTTGAATCTGTAAGAACTTCAAAATCACCTGTTAAGTTTGCTTTGTAGAACACTTTGTTATCAAGAAAGCTCTTTATCTTTCTTTTCTACATCTTTACCATTGATGTAGGTCGGACTATATCTTCAACCCAGAGGGTTGCAAGGCACTCGTGTCTCCATTACTTAGTTTCCTATTGGGAGTTAGTCTCTGAACCTTCCAGCTTGTGTGCTGGCTTGGCTGCTGATTATCCTTTGTGGTGGACTTCCAGCAATTCACCTTGTTTCATTATGCTGTTGCCAACATAAGCCCCAACTACGCTTTAGGGATTTTTACAAAGTCACCGCCTCTTTCTGAGGATAGATTTAATTCTGCCAAAGGTTGCACGACACCACTTTGAAGAAAACTATCAGTCTGTGTTGTAGCTTCAATCAAATAGGGTGTAAACACCTCAGGAATTATTAAATCACTGCGTAAAGTCGCCATGAAAATTTAATAAATATGCTTACCATCGGGTGCAAACCCTAGCCAGTGCAAACCAGATAATCCTATATTAACCGCTAACTGCGTTTTTGAGCATATTATATTTATTAATGTCTGTTCTGTATAACCTACTTTGCTCAGTTAAATTAAAGTTTTCTGGTGCGAATGGGTTTTTTTCACCAGCAGCAACAAATTCTGTTTGAACTTTTGTAGTCGTAGCTCCACCGCCTTGTGGTCTTGGGTTTTTTTGTACCCATTGAGGCATCTTGGACATCGCCCATTCTTTTACAGGTGTTCTGTTATAACCATCAACGATAACAACAGTGCCATCTGCTTCTCTTGCAAGCTGATCCTTGCTTATACGAGACAACACATATTGAGGATCATGTACAACATCAGCAAGTGCTGTTACTGCTGGGGCTTCAACTTCTAACTGTCTTTGTTTACTCTCTAGCTCTTGTATCTTTTTATTTTTTGCTTCTTCTGCGTCACGATATTGTTGAGCCTGTTTTGCAATCGCTTCATCATATCTGCCTTTTGCCTCTAACTCTTCTTGCTCTTTCTTTTGTTTGAAAGCAATTAAAGCATTTACATCGACATCTGGTGGAACAGCTTTTGCAGTTTCTTGAGCTTTGACATATTGATCCATTAACTTTTTATTATTTGCCTCAAGCTTTTTAACGCTTTCCCTCAAAGCTTCAACTTCTGATGTATCAACAGGTGAATTTGGTTTGATTGGTTCGTCAGCCATAAATTAATTTTAACAATAATTAATATAAATAATAACCTACCATTTTACTTTGTCAGCCCAATAAGCTGCACTCGTCTTACCTTTTGCAATATTTTTTGCATGTCGAGCCTTAAAACTTTTACGTTTTGCTTTATCTGCATCTGATTCGCCTTTTCTTGGTGGCTTTGTTTTTGCTCCTTGCATACCAAATCTTATAAGCCTAAAACCATCACCTTTTTTAATAACAACAGCATGAGATTTGCCGCTTTTATGGTTTGGGGTTCTGATAGGTTTATCAACCTTTTCAAAAGTATGACCACCTTTTTTTATACTCATTTTCCTTTTTTTCTCATTGCCATATTATGAGCCTCGGTAAAACTCATTCCTTCTCTCATTTTACGTTTCATATATTCCATGTGAGCCTTTGTATGGCCATGTGTTTTTTGATGTTTTTCAAGAGTATTTTTTTGTCTGGTCGTAAGTTTCATAATTACCTCCTTTTGTTGTACTTAGTATATATAGCCGCATCTGCTGTTCTTGCTCCTCCCTTACCTGTCATATAACTATTGACTCTACCCATTGCCCACGCTCCCATAGGAACATTTCTTGACCCACTTCCAAGATATGCCCCTTGTCCTTTTCGAT